CCTCAAGGATTATCAAATGCAAGACCCGCAAGAACAGAACCTGCTACACAAAATATGTTACCAGGGAATCCTTTTTCTTTGACTTCTGGATCAACAACAGTAACTGTAACAGAACCTTCTCATGGGAGAAGTACATCAGATACAGTGGTTTTTAGAAACGTAGATGGATCTCCAGGAGGAGTTGCATATACAGTATTTGAAAATTCATCTGGATATAGTATAACTAAAATTAATTCTAACAGTTATAGTTTCGTTTTAGGAGCTACACCAACTGTAACAGAAACTTCGGGAGGCATGACAGTAACAGCTGGACCTGTTACATTGACACCATAATGGCATATACTTTAACAAATTTACAAGATGATATCAGAAGTTATACAGAAGTAGATAGTGGAGTTTTATCTAATTCTGTTATTAACACTATGATAAAAAATGCTGAAAACAGAATTTATAGAGATGCTGATTCTGATGATAATAGATTTTATGCTACATCAAACCTACAATCTGGTAATAGATATGTAACTATACCTTCTGATCTTAGAATTATTAGATATGTTCAATTAAAAGATGGATCTGGTAATCAAGTTTTTTTAGAAAAAAGAGATACTAGTTTTATGACAGAGTATTATAATACTCCTGGCACAGCTTCAGGTCTTCCTAAATATTACGGAAACTGGGACGCTAATTTTTGGGTGGTTGCACCAACACCAAATAGTACATTTGAAATTACTTTAGCTTATATTAAACAGCCAACTAGCCTTACAGATTCTTCTGTAAGCTCTAGTGGAACTTATGTGTCCAATAAATATCAAGATTTACTTTTATATGGATGTCTGGTAGAAGCATATGGATACTTGAAAGGCCCGGCAGATATGTTACAATACTACGAGGCATCTTTCAGAAGAGCTTTACAATCGTACGCGATCGAACAACAAGGTCGAAGACGCAGAGATGAATGGCAAGATGGGGCTATTCGTACTCCTTTAAAATCTGAATCACCATCAAAATACTAAGGAGAAAATAAATGGCAAATGTAGTACCTGACTCTTTTAAAACAGACCTGTTAAAAGGAACGTTTAATTTTGATTCCTCTGGTGGATCAACTTTTAAACTTGCACTTTACACAGATATATCTGGCCTAACAACAGCAACAACTGCGTTCACTGCTACGAATGAAGTTTCTACATCTGGAACAAACTATAGTTCAGGTGGTAATACTTTAACTAATAATGGTGTATCAGTATCAAGTAATATTGGTTTTGTTGACTTTGCAGATTTAACTTTTTCATCTGTAACATTGTCTGCTGTAGGCGCACTGATTTATAAGAGTGGCGGAACTAACCCAGCTGTATTAGTTCTAGATTTTGGCGGAACAAAAACTGCAACAAACGGAGATTTCGTTGTTCAGTTTCCAACTGCTAACTCTTCTAGCGCTATTATTAGACTTGGTGACGCGTAATAAAATTTTGGAGTAGTAATGGCTTTAATAGTTAAC